AGCCCGCCGCCGCCGGGCATCTGGAAGCCGCCAGCGCCACCACCGCCGCCCGTCGTCAGCGATGCGCGCTGGAAGCCGGCACCACCACCACCACCGCCCGCGCCCGCCCCGCCACCGCCCAGATAATTCTTGAAGTCGACCATGCCCTCAAAGACACCGACACGGATGATGTCCTTTGGGCTGCCGCTGCTTCTACCAACGCCGTCGCCGTCGCTAAACGACATCCGCCTGAACAGGCTCGGTGAGCGCTGATCGGGATCGAGCGGCTCGGACGGAGTCTCCACCTTCGGCGGTGGCGTGTACGGCAATCCCATAGCCGCTGCCGCATCCGCGCCTGCCCCATATCTCGACGTTCGGCCGGAAAGAACTTGCTGCTCCCAATGCTCTTTGTTTCTTACCGCCTGCTCTGGAGTCATCGGGTCCATGCCGAGACTCTTTTGCATTTCCGGATGCATCGTCTCTTTGAGCGCGCCCTTCGGATCGGTGAACACCCGTTGCCAGTATTGGAATTCCTCGACCATCCTCTTGAAATCGCGAAGCGTTGCGGCGATCTGTCCGCCGACTACCTTGCCCCATGTTTCGCCGTGTCCTTCGAGCGCCCTGTTCATTGCTTGAAAGGCGGGGATTAAGGTCTCCTGTAGCCCCTTGACGAAATCCTCATACTTCTTGCCCGACGCGATCATCTCAGTGTTGAAGCTCTCCGCAATCTCTAACCGCTTCTTGTACTCCGCAGCCTCGGCGTCGCTGGCGTTCTTAAAATTAGCTCTAAGTCGGGAGACGACAGACGGATCAAGATTGAAGCTGTTGACGAAGCGATTGCGCAATTCGGACGCCATCGCAACGCTGCCAGTGCGCGCCAATTCTTCCTTGAAGACGCTGTCGGCAGCCGTCACCATTTCGTTCATCGCAGCGGCCATATCGCCCCGGTTGGTGAAGCCGGTAATGCGCGAAATGAATGCCGACATCCTTGCCGGATCGCTGGTCGTCGTCATCAACTCATTACGCAACCTGCTGCCCGTCCGACTGAGTTCAGCAAGCGCGGTCTGAAAGTTCGTTACCGCAGTCGTCGCCGCACCGCCGTCGACGCCCATCAGCTTCATCTGATCGACGATCGACTTGAGATTTGCACCGCCGATGCCGAACGTCTTCGCCGCCGTGTCGAGCTTGATCACTTCCTCGGTGAATTTCTTCAGGCTATCGAGTGCGAAATTCGAGATGAACGCCGTGGCGAAGCCGGTAATCGCACTGCCGATCGAGCGGCCAAGTGAGGTCATCGCGGCCGATGTCCTCGACGCCTCTTCGCGCACCCTGCCCATGCGCCCGGTTAGACTCTCGACCTCTCTCTGCATGCGCGAGAGTGCTTCGCGGTTCTCCTGACCGCCCAAGGCACGCAAATTCTGGCGCAGCGTTGCCAGCCCGGTCGACGCATTGTCGATCAGGGTGACGGTTAGACGCAGTTCTTCGAATTCAGCCATCGTCGCTATCGGCCGCCTGTTGTTGACGCCGTCTGATCTCGGCAAGCTCGATAGTGCGGCTCAAGTGAAGTCGCACTTCATCCAGCGGCATGTTGAGGAAGACTTCCGGCGATTGGTGATACTCGCGCGCGAGTCGGTAGCAATCGAGAATCAAGTCTTTCTCGTCGCCTACCAAGCGTCCGGATCGGGCAGAAAAAAATTGCGCAGCCGATATGCGCAAGAGGACCAATCGCGCGGGTCCATCTGTTCGAGGAACGGAGTCATCACGCCGGTAAGCGCGGTCATCATCAACGTCATCTTGCGCTCGTCCATCAGAACGTCGCCGTTGACATCGATGCGAACCGGCAGGCCATAGCGATTGATGTCCGCGCCGGTGGGCTGACGGAATGACAACTCTTTAATCTCGTTGCCGGTGTTGTCGCGGATCGGCTTGCGGGTGAGCTTCACCTTGATCGGCCACTTCTCGACATACACCGGCTCGGGCTCGGGCGCCGGCGGTTCGGGCAATGCCTTGGCCTCGACGACCACATCGTCCGGCTTCGCCACCGTCTCATCGATGACGAAGCCTTCACGCACTGGTTTGTTCATGGGCGCGTTCCCTTACAGTGCTATCTCGTCACACCATAATCCCTCCCACCTTACGCGCGCCTGCCCGTCGCGGGTGTTGCCCTCCAGTGCGCTTTTGCACGTCGCACCTGAGAGCGTGTACTGCTTGCTGTTGGCAAGCTGCGCGACGACCGTGACATCGGTTTGTGCGTCAAGGTCTTCGAGATTGACATCCGCCGTGAGCGAGATGTCGCCTTCGATGTAGGGAACGCGCGGCAGTTCTTGATAGCCATGCACGCCGTCTTGTCCGGCGATCATGGTTCGCTCTGTTGGACTCGGCGAGACCGTGAAGTTGCCGCGCAGAGGAAGTTGAACGCCGTCGACCATGACGAAGGCGATGCCAGCGAAGCGCTGTGCCATTTCAGACTCCTGATGTTGCTAGTGAGGGAAGTGCGCGGAGGGATCAGGCCGCGCGCCCGGTGATGCCGACTTGCTGTCCGGTGATTTCGTAGTCGACGCCGCGATCATATTGCAGCCGGAACTGAGCCAGCACCGCGAACACACGAAGCTGATTGATCAGGTCGGGTGGATAGAGGACGTTGAGACGGTTCGCGTCGTTCGGGTCTCTCTCAACGATTAGATGCTTCTTGAAATTGCGCGTGTCCTCAACGAGTCCGTTGAACTCATCGACGCGATACTGCGCAATCAATTCCGCCTTCGCGACGCCGGGGGTGATGATCGCCTGTCCCGGGCCGAAGCGTGTGCCGTCGTTGGCGAGCTTGTGACGAGGAAACTTACTCGTGATCGCGTGACGCTGATTACGCAGCACGCGCGCGAGCGTCGCGAGCGTGGTGACAAGCTCATAGGCATCGTCCGGATTGCCGTAGAGATTGCGCTGATAGGTCGTCTGCTCTCGGGCCAGCATCGGTTGGTTATCCGATCCGGTTTTCTGGATCGCGATGCCGCTGAGCGCGAGCCCGTTCAGTTCGTTGAAAGCAAATCGCGACTGCAGCGGCGCCGGCCTGATCTGATTGAGAGAGAGGGATTGCAGCGGGCGCGCTGGATCGTTGATCAAGGCGCGCTGTGCCTTGCCCGTATAAGCCGCCGCCCATTCGTATGAGGGCGAAAGACTTGCGACCTCGAAGCCGAGCACCGACATCACACCCGAATTGCGGGTGCCGCCGAACGTGAGCAGGGCTGCGTAGGTGCCGCGCTTGGCCGAGAAGACGTGGCCGTAAAGCTGACGCGCCCAGCCCCATCGCCCTTGATCCGAGAAACCATATTCGGTCTCCCAAATGCCCAGCGATGTCGCGTCGGTGTAGGGCATCGCGACGTATTCGAATTCCTGCTCGCCGATCGCATCGATCGCAAGAGCAAAGTCCGGCACGCCGGCACCACTAGCAAGCACGCCGCCGACAGGCAGCGTGAGCGTCAAGCCGGGCGGCAGGATTTCGCCGCCAACCGAGCCGTAGAAATTGAGCGCGACGGTGATCTCGTTCGCGTTCACTCCTTTGAACACCGAAGTCAGCGTCACATTCGGCGCGGTCCCGACTGCTGTGACCGGTAGATTGATGTTCTTGTTGACCGCTGCGGCGATCGCGGTGTGTATCGAGGTCACTGTGTCGGTGGTGCCGACGTTCACCGGAACATGGACGCCCGCAATATAGAGATGGATCGTTCCGGCCGTAGTTGGCGCGCCCGCCACTACGATGGTGCCAGTGCCGGCAACGCCTGCGACTGGCTCAGCGACCGGCAGCCCGTAGACCTGTCCGGACGTGTTGTTGGCAAAGAATGCTTTGAACATGCATGCGAGTTCAGAGCCGGGCCCGAATGCCTTGTCGGCCTGCGCTTGACTGCCGATCGCGATCGGGATGTTTACCGGCGCAGTGGCAGTAGCGCCGGTGAGCTTGACGCCAACAAGCAACGCGGGCTGCTTGAGCACCGGCAGCCCGGCTTTGCTCGGGTCCACTTCGACCCAGTACAAAGGCACTTTGATTTCAGCGGGGATTTGCGAAAACGAAATAGGCATGACGGGCTCCTGTTGTGAAGCTGTGAGAGAGTTGGCTGGCCTTACGTGGTCGGCGGCTGCGCGGGCGGCGCGGCT